AAATCTTCGATTGGGAAGAAAGTATCACATTCACCATCATATTTTACCTCTGTCAAATAAATCCTTTCACAATCTGGATGTTGGATTCCTTCCTGATAAATTTGAGATCCTCCAATTAAAAAAACGGTTTCAATATTGTAATCAAAATGCTTCTCCTTTTCTAATTCATAAAGAGCATCTTTGATTGAAGGAGCCACCCATAAGTCTTTGGTGATGATCGGTTCCAATGTTTTTGAAATAACAATATTCAGACGATGACTCAGAGGCCGTTGACCAATGGATTCCCACGTATGACGACCCATAATTAATGCATTCCGATAACGTTTCTTCTCTGTATAGGTCGTGATATCACGAAAACGTCTTAGGTCTGCTGGAAGATGCCAAGGCAGTGCATTTTGATATCCAATCCCTCCATTTTGATTACACGCGACAAATAATGCAAGTTTCATTGTGTATTCTAATAAATGAATCTTTATGTAAAAAATGAATCGGAATTTGTTTTATGATGCGATAAAAATGGTTCCATACATTCCAGCCGAAGTCCTGTTTCGTCATATGCCAATGGATACAGATATGATTCCAATTGCTATGTTAGTGTGTAAATCCTGGAAAAAGGAGATTGATGTTATGAAGGAGAGTGTTATTTTTAATGAATTTTATGAGAAATATCCCTTTCTTAAAAATGAATCTTTTATGGCAAATCCAAATCTCTTTGATTTACATCGTAAGCCATTTGTTTCATTTTTATATAAATTAAAAAAACATATTGACGAAGATCAAACAAATCAGGATATCTTCATAGATATTTTAAAAGATGGAATTCTTCCCAAAAGACCAACGGAGGACCAAACAAGGGCTTATCATACAATTACGATCCTTTTAACTCTTTACGAATACTCCTTTGAAAATACAACTACAAAACCCTATAAATTATATTCGTATTGGATTTGTTATTTATTGTACTCTTATATTATTCGTCTCTTTATTTATAAAAAAAATCCGATTTGTCTAAATGTCAATTTTATCAATAGTTGTCGGACAAATATTCAAATGCTTTTAGCTCAACAACAAGGTGTATGGCCATCGTTAAAAATACAACGATTATTACGTCACGGTTTGCGGATTATAAAACATGAATGATCGTATTTATAACTTTTTTATCATTTACAATAATAGAAAATGACTGCAACAGAAGTGACAATGTATGGTCTTCAACACTGGTATCACGCCGAATTTGAAAAACTAGGGTGGATGGTTTTAGCACAATCCGAAGGTCGTCTGGATAAAGTGGAACAATATAAAAAGGGATTAATGCATCTTTTGGCATCGATTGAAGCCAAAATGGCTCAAGTTCTAGATGTAGATAAAAAGGCAGATCTTGCGATTATGATGAAAAAGGTGACGATTCTTAAAAACCACGTTGAAAAGGATTTCCCATCGGTTTCGCTTTCAACAGCAACTCCAGTTCTGGTTCCAGTAAAAGGGGGTAAGAAATCTTCCAAAAAGTAATATTCTTTACATTAAAAATTGAAACACATTTAATACCATTTCAATTGAAAAATATGCGGACACGAACCTGTTTTTATTCAAATGCTCCTATGCGGACGAATCGGATTCGTCCAAATTGTAGCTATGACCGAAAAAGTGTCTTTCAACTGAATCCAAATGGTCCAGAACTATCCTTTCTTGATCTAGAAACGGCCTATGAATTGTGTGAAACTATTCCAAATAAAGGAGAACGCAATGCCTGTTATATCGCATTTGGTATTGATGGGGATGCGATGCAAAAGCACTACCCATTTCTGTCTAAAATGGAATACATACTCTATCCAATTGAAGAACCCTTTTTCCAAACGGTTCTAAAACGGTTAACTCAGTCAAATACTACAAATGACAATTCACAAAAATAAATGTTAATAATAGAGAATGGCCGAACTAACTGTTTTTTCATTGACAACTCTATTTTATTGGACAGTTGCTTTTACCATTTTGGAAGCTTTGACCATTTTGTCGTTTTATCGTTTTGCCTCAGCAAAAACAACTGCAGAATACTATCGTGATTTACCGAAATGGGTTTCAGTTGGAGGCGACTATGTCTATTCTACACTCATCTTTTTAGCAGCCCTATGGGTCTTCTCCTATGTTCGTCTAAATCCAATGTTTGCAACAACTCCTTGGTTCTTTGTGGTTTTCATTCTAACTCAATGGACATTTGATTTAACTTATGCAACCATTATTCGGATGATTCCAGCTCATACCCGTTACATTGATTATTTCCAGCGCTACATTAAAGAAATTAAATTCTTTGCTGCATTAGGTGACTCACTGTATGGAATTGTTTGGCTTCTTATTTTATGGTTTATGTTGAAATATGTTCCTTTTAAACTTGCTTTATTCATATTATTCTTTATGATATTTATGTGGATTATTTGGGCTTATTAAAAATAGGTGTTACATATATGAATCAAATCCAACGTATTCATCTCTATCGTGAAATTAAGCTTTGGTACCGTCTTCTTTTCGGGTCATAAAGTACATTTTAATCGCGGATTGCAATCTTTTTCCGCTAACGGTCAGACCAATTAGACCTTTGTTATTTTTGTAGATATCTTGTGTGGGATCATATTGTAAATGGGTTAATATATTCCAGCGTTCTACATATTTACGATCTGCGATACTTCCGTGGAAATGATGTAGGATTTTACCAGGAATATATCCTAATCTGAGTGAAAGACACCTATCTTGAAAAATATGTAAAAGGGCTTTATAATTCGTATGAATGGTTCCTGGATAGGAATAATCCACTAATCCAATCAATGCCAAAGCCATATGCCGATCTCCAGAACCAAGAATGGCAAACTCGACCAAACCATTCATTGTTTCATAGGCTTTCCGTGTACACGCCCAAGCATAACCCGGATGCCAAAACCCATATCGGCTTGTTTTATGATAGGGTTTACCACTTTTACGGTACATATAGGCAAATCCTTTATCGATTTTTAACATTTCTCCACTTGGACCCAAATTTGCACATTCAGAAAAAAGTTGAATAACATCATACTCTTCTAAAGTTTGAATTGTACGATCTACCCAAAATGGATCTGTAAATGTTAAATCTGCATCGATCCAAGCCATATATTTCCAATCCGAAGGTAAATAAGATACTGCTAAGTTAATCAGATTTTCCTTAACCCATAGTTGATTCGATATTTTATTTTGAAGATGTAAGAAGCAATCTAATTCAGGTAGCTGATAGGGTTCAGTATCAAGGGTTGCTTCACTAATAACGATTCGTACATTTGGATAATCTTTCATTGTCTTGACGAATTGCACGAAAAGTTCATATCGACGCTTGTATTTACAAAAATTAAAATAGGGTAAAATAACGTATAAAATATCTATGGATGAATATTGACGCAATGATTTTGTTTGGAAACATTTGAGTGATTTTAAAAAACGTGTCAACATTGTATCTCTTATAATACTGAAATATTCAAAAAATGAGTTTAAAGCTTTATTACTTCCAATGTAAAAATGGCTTATTCGCGATGCGTTGGCTATACCAAGACTTTTCATCGGTGTCGGCGGCGGCTAAAATCGGGTCAACTTATGTTCTGTTGTTCAGGACATACACCATCTAATTGGGATGAAATTGAAAATGAGGATTGTTATATTTGTGGAAATACTGTTTCTCAAGTTTACATTCTAGCGTGTGGACACGCGACGCATTCTTCGTGTCTAGAACAATGGCTAGTTACAAGCTCAAACCGTACTTGTCCCCTATGTCGTCATGAAACCCGTCGTCCGATTGGATTGTAAAACTGTATAAAGACTAGATAATTGTATTGAATAAATGGTACATTTTGTTATAGCAAAATATAATGAAGACGTTTAATGGACTAAAAAATTAAATCATAAAGTAACCATTTATGATAAAAGCGATCATCCGATTGAAGGAAGTATTAAACTTAAAAATGTTGGCAAGGAAGGTGAAACCTTCTTATATCATATCGTGAAAAATTATCATAATTTGGACGATGTAACCGTATTTTTACAAGCACATCCATTTGATCATTTACAATTATTGGTTGGATGGAGATGTATTACACCTGATCAAAAAGATGAAATTAATATTGTAATCGATAAAATGAATAAAGAAATTACTGATCAGAACAAGTTTACAACCTTCTATCAGGTTCTTTATAACGTTCCTTCGGGAGTAAATGGTACAAACACAACCAATATTTGTATGAATTATTGTAATGAATATTATACCGATTTCACAGTATCACCTGGAGCACAATATATCGTTCCAAAAGAGTGCATTCTTTCAAGACCCTTGGAATTTTGGAAAAAATTACATTTAGCAAACTATAATAACAATATATGTGTATATACTCAAGAACAACTTTGGTATTTTGCTTTTACAGGTAAGATGAATCATATGGTTGGTAACCATGATCAAGAAAAAGCACGGTGTACTCAATCACATAGTTTTAATGAAACACCTTATAGTTATTTTGAAAAACATAATATTAAATTAATTTAAATTCTAGATCATCCCTTTCCCATTGTAGGTACATATGAACTATGTATTCATTTATGAAATTCATATGTATTAAATATATTAAAGACTCTTCTCTAATATTTAATAATGCTTCAATCATTTAAAACGCGTTTTCACATTCATCCAAACCATCGTCCATATCATATTATTTCCGTTCACAGTCCCTGGCGTAAAATGCCTTCTATTTTGCAAAAATTAAGAGAGGATAATGTAGATGTGCGTCGGGCTTACATCACAAAAAATACAACAGTTTTATATCTCAAAAATATAGATGGTCGCTTCTTACCAATTAACAGTAAACAACGTCTCACGAACCTGTTAAGTGATTATATCTTAGAAGTTCCTCTAAATTCAAAGATTCAACTTCCACGAGATACAGAGGTCTTGATTTATAATATTCCGAATTATCCCTATACTACTTTAGAATTTACGTGTCCAGATCGTCCAGGCTTATTGAGTGATTTATTAGAACTGATTACATTGTTTCACATAGATATTCAGACGGGTTTTGTCAATACAGCGATGAATTATGCAAATAATGTGTTTTATCTACATCGTGATCATAAACCCCTTTCTGAAATTGAGATTCAATACATTCAGAATATTTTTGAATATGAAGTGAAAGCGATTGGAACAAATGAGACCTCTTTATAAATCCGTATAAGAAAATAATCTAATTATCCTAAGTAAATGGATCGTGAAATCTTAGAAACAGTAAAGGATTATATTGAACATGACCAACTCGAAGAGATTCAAACCTATTTTCAACAACTATTTGTAAATCCAATTCACGACTATCGTCTTCCTTGGGAATATTTATTTCAACAATGTTATTTACACGCCTGTTTAAAACAGAAGCGTCGTATTGTCGAATGGTTTGAAACAACGGTCTATAACCATTTTAACGAAGTTACACGAATTGCATTACGCCAATCTTTTGCTTATGGACATTATCTCTTAAATAAGAAGCAACTGGGTGCTCCCTAAATTTTTATTTTTATGAATCTTGAATAGGATATGAAAGTTAACGAAAAGGTTGGCTCCTGTATTAAGGAGCGTGGTAATTGGGGTAAATTAACATCTGATTTTCGTTTTGATCATAAGGATTTTAATCCGAAAACATTTTTAAAATACCTTCATATTGCCTCTCCAAAACTTCAAACCTTACTCAATAAAATTCAAGAATTAGATGCAAAAGACATAGCCGAACATGGTCGATTATTCAAGCACTTTATTTATTCCGATATTAAGTCAGCTTATGGAGCAAAATTGATTGCAGCTGGTTTAAATTCATATGGATTTGACCACGCCTATCATTTAAAAGCAGGGCCTCGTGGAATGAGTTTTAGTTTAAATAAATCCGTGATTGGTAACAAAAATACTTTTGCTACATTAACATCGGTTGCCTTTTTTGAAAAACCAATTGGTATTCAATTCCGTAAAGAACTCTTAAAGGTATTTAATTCACGTCCGGATAATGTTCACGGTGATCAAATACGTATTATTGTTTTAGACTCTGGTTTCCGCGAAGGCATTGATCTCTTCGATATTAAATATGTTCATCTTTTTGAACCCATTGCTACCCTATCTGATCAAAAACAAGCGATTGGTCGTGCTACGCGTTTTTGTGGTCAAAAAGGTTTACGTTTCGATCCTTTAACTGGATGGCCCATTCATGTATTCCGTTATCAAACCATTGTCCCAGAAGATATTCAACGTTATCTCTTAAAAGCTAAGGATGAATTAGCTCCCGCAGATACATTCTTCAATCTCTTTTTGAAATTTAGTAATATTGATCCAAAGAAAATTCAATTTGCCAATCAATTGGAACAAGTGGTTACTTCTGTTGCAGTGGATCGCGTTTTTACACAAAACATTCATCAATTTAAGATTCAATCCGTCAAAGGAGGCCAGTCTATGAAATATGGAAAACACTTTGAAAAATTTCAAGAAGCCATTGAAAAGAAGTACCGTGGTTATACTTGGCCTCCTGTTAAAATTGAAAATATGTGTGGAGGAGCTTCGATTGTCTCTTTTTCTCCAACCCAAGATTTCATTCGCCATTACTTTACACCCAAATATCCCAACCCAGGAATGCTCTTATATCACAGCGTGGGTACAGGTAAATGTCACGCCAAAGATACACCAATCTTGATGTATGATGGAAGTATTAAAATGGTTCAAGATATTGAAATTGGAGATCTATTAATGGGTGATGACTCTACACCTCGTAGAGTTCTTTCATTGGCTCAAGGAGAAGATGAAATGTATGATATCATACCAACAAAAGGAGATAAATATACAGTAAATTCTGAACATATATTAGTATTAAAATATAATTCATTTGGTATTACAAATTGTAGTAAAACACAACCAAATAAACCCTATCGTGCTGATTATTTTGATAACAAAAGTGTTTCAAAATTAGGAAAAGGTTTTAAAACAATTGAAGAAGCAAATAAATTTTTGAATAAATATAAAACAGAAGAAAATCGTATTGTTGAAATAAGTGTAAAAGATTATTTAAACTTAGCGCCATCTTTACGCAGAGAACTCAAAGGATTTCGTAAAGGGGTTGAGTTTCCACATAGAGAACTTCCGATTGACCCCTACTTTATAGGTATATGGTTGGGAGATGGAAGTTCTCATACATCTAAATTTACAACCGCTGATGAAATAATTTTAAATTATATGACAAAAGAGGTTGGAAAATATGGATTATATATAAATAAAGAAGGAAAATATGATTATAGAATTAGTGGAAATGGAAAAGTTGGTAATAATTTTATTATTAATACTCTTCGAAAATATAATTTATTAAAAAATAAACATATACCTAAAGATTATTTAATAAATAGTCGTGAAAATAGATTAAAACTGTTAGCAGGTTTAATAGACACAGATGGTCATTATGATACTAAAGGAAATGGATATGAAATTACTCAAAAATCAACTATTTTAGCAGATGGTATTCTATTTTTAGCAAGATCTCTTGGTTTTGCTGCATATTCAAAAAAATGTACAAAAAACTGCATATACAAAGGTGAAAAAAAAGAGGGTATATATAATCGCATCTACATATCTGGAAACGTTGAAGAAATACCTGTAATGATACCTTATAAAATAGCAAAATCGCGTGCTCAAAAGAAAGACGTACTTGTATCTGGAATTACAGTTGCACCAGTTGGTGAAGGTAGATATTATGGATTTACATTAGATGGAAATAATCGTTATTTATTAGGTGATTTTACAGTTACACATAATACATGTTGTGCAATCGCGACTGCTTCATCCTCTTTTGAAGCAGAAGATTACACTATTTTATATGTCACTCGTTATACTCTGAAAGGCGATGTTTGGAAAAATATGTTTGATCAAGTCTGTAATGTGATATTACAAGACAAAATTAAGAAAGGTCTCACGCTTCCAGAAGCTCAAGCCGCTCGTCTAAGACTGATTTCGAAAGGATGGTTTGAACCCTTATCTTATCGCCAATTTAGCAATATGTTAGCAGGTAAAAATAAACTTTACCACGATTTAATTCAACGGAATGGAACCAAAGATCCATTACATAAAACGCTCATCATCATTGATGAAGCCCATAAATTATTTGCCGCAGATGTTGAAGGTCAAGAAAAAGCCGATATTGAGGTGATTCGCAATGCTTTACATCATTCCAATGAAGTCTCTAAAGCGGATGGAGTTAAAATGCTCTTTATGACAGGTACACCTTATACCGATGATCCAATGGATATGATGCGTTTATTAAATCTGTGTCGCCCGAATACAGATAAACTTCCCGAAACATTTGAAACATTTGCAGAAATGTTCTTGGATTCAGAGGGTCATTTTACAGAAGAGGGTCGTCTTCAATTCTTAGATAAACTCACAGGTTATATCAGTTATCTCAATCGTGAAAAGGACGTTCGTTCATTCTCCTATCCCATTTTCCACGAAATGCCAGTCGTAATGTCAGATTATGAATATATCCCATTGATCGATTCTTATCTTGAAATTAAAAATAAATATACTCATTATGATACAACTTGGAAATATAATATTCATACAAGTGCTCAAGATGTAGAAAAACTTAAAAAAGAGTTGGAGACAAATGTAAAAGTCTTAATGGAAGAACGTAATCAATTCTACAAGGATTGTTTAACCGAACTTAAAATGGGTCAAGCACCTCTTTTAAAACGCGTGGAAAGTGTTTATAAAGAAGAATTGAAAAAATGCAAACAGGATATTAAAGGGGATCAAAAAGCATTGGATGCAATTTATAAACAAAAAATCAGTGATATCAAATCAGAATTAAAAGCTGAAAGTAAGGGAAAAACAAAAGAGGAGAAGGAAGAACTTAAGAAACAAGCCGAAGAAGCAATTGAACGTCTTAAATTGGATAAAGATTTCGATAAAGAACAAATAGAAAAACAAACAGATCATCGTCAATGTCTTGAGGATGCTTTCCAAAATTATCAAAAATCAATTGAGGCCATTAAAATACCCAAAACCAAAGAACATTGCGAACAACTCAAGAAAGATAATGAAATCTTTCAACAGAAACATCGCGAAATTAATGAGCGCATCGTAGGACGTAAGCGTGTTCAATTGGATGAACAACTTAAAATAGATGAAAATATTGTTAAAACCTTAAAAGAAGAATATGATCTAGTAAACGTACAATTAACGAACCAAATTAAAAATGATTTGAGTCAACGAACTGGTTTAGAAAATTGTCTCAAAGATGTCATTAAACCCGCTTATCGGATGTTACTCAAGGGAGATGCGATGTTAAGTTCTTTCAGCAAAGATGCGACTCCACAATCGGATTCTGCAATTGATAATATCTTCTTAATCAGTGGTCACGGTAATGAAAATGTTGTTAATTTTAAAGCTCGTTGGACAATGCCTCAAGATAAAGCCCTTATCGTGTTCCCTGTATGTGCTCGTGCCAATTATTTAGATAAAATATGTAAATTTGCAGAAGCATTTAATGATACCAAGTACTTGAAATTATTCCGTAATCCAATTAAATATCGTAAACAACTTGTTAAAATCATTGACCAACCCATTCGTATTTATTTACCAGGAGATTCTGTTCCATATCTAAGCACGAACCTCTTCTTGGATTTTGAAAAAGATACGACCGTTCTCGTTAAATCGGGTGTTTATCGGATTCATAATATTCCTGAAATGAATCGCACTGTTCTTCGTAAAGCCAATAAAAAGGCCGAAGAATTGGGCTCACCTCTATGTGTTCCATTATCAGGAGTGATAGAACATACTCGTGATTATAATTCAACCGTTCATAAAGAGGTCTTTGCGGGTAATGTCTATAAACCTGCCAAAGAAGGAAAAACATTTAAGGGTCTCAAAGCCCGTTACTTCACCATTCGTCAGATTTTGGAAGATATGGGACCTGGAATTTATTATTACATTGGCTGCCGTAGTTCAGACATGCCAGTTCGTCCCGAAGCCTATCTAAGTATTTATGAGGCCAGTGAAAAACAACAAGAGGCTGCTAAAAGAACAAAAAAGATTTCTCCTGTCTTAAAATTAATCCGTGGGAAGGAAGTGGTCTCCTCTAGCAGTAGTAACAAGTCAATCGAAAAAGAACCATCGCCAACACCTTCTCCTGAAAAACCAAAGAAGGTTAAAAAGGAGCGCGAACCCGATAATACGAAAGAAGAACGTAAGATTTTACAAGATATCTTAATTGAGATTGAGCAATTAATGAATACTATGGAAAATGTAGAGGAACGTATCCAAAAATGGAATCAGAAATTAGAACCCATTTTAAAAACCAAACGTTTAGAAAATGTGGTTCATAAAATATATGTTCTTCAAGAATTAAATAAATACAAATCCACGGCTTCTAAGAAATTAGTCGTTGCTTTAGAAAACAATTTCTATAAACTCACTACAGTATCAATGTTTAAAGTAGATAATAAAAATTATTCATTCCAACCTAAATTGTATGGTTATTTACCAAATCGCATTGATGTAGAAGAGAAATGTTCTTCCAAACTCTTGGTCAATTATCTTAAGAAATTATTAACAAATGATGTTATGATTGATTCTTTACCAAAGACAATGGAAGAATGGGATACTAAGAACTTTACAACTGTCTGCAATCAAATCCGTGAGTTAATTCGTGTTCATGGAAAATGATTACTTTGTATAGACAAGTCCAAACATTTCATTTCCGATACACATATAACCTTGGATATTAATACCATTTAAGTAAAATGTAGGTTCATCTTCTTGTTCTGTTTCGATTGTTAAAATTGGATAATCCAAACTACTAAAATGAATCATTGATTTAGGTTGCTCATTCATTTTAGTGTCCGAAAAGAAAATAAAGGTTGGTGTTGCAGATATATTACGAGATTCTTTGTAATACTCAAGAGGTTCAATTGATCCATCATAATAAATAGTATCGGGTTGCTCTTGAGGTTTTTCGTTATAAGAATTGTAATCATTTAATGTTAATGTGATTCTCTTAACCTTTGTTTTATCAAAACCCCAGAAATAGATACTATGTACTGGATGATTAAAATTTAATTTAAAATGATTGATCCCTTTTTTTAATACGGTAGATTCGCCATAATACGTACTATTTTGAAAGGTGGGGATATTGTGAGTTATACTCTGTAATTGTGTTTTTTGTTTTTCATCCACATAATAACAATCTGCATAAAACTGGATATCAGTATTTATGTCAATATCCGTAAATATACCTTCTAAACGTATAACCATATCATGATATTTACAAGACGGAAATATGAGATTCATATCGTGAAAGGGTGCCATATGTAATGGAACTATAATATGAGTATTCGTATAGGTAATTTTTCTATGAGAACCAAATAGTTCTGCATTTGTGTTTATTAACGTTTCAATATCTCCTGTTCTATTTACAAGCCATTGTTCCCGCTTATTATTTGTAGCACATATTTTATCTACTTTTTGACCTCCAATCAGAACCTCAATACTATACAAAAAATCATTTAGTTTTACATAAGATTTTTTTGGTATATACAGATCCACTTTATGTATTAAATCACAAGTTGTCTGAACTGTATATTTAAAACATTGATTCGTTTCAATATTTGTAATATTTTTAAATTCCAATGGTTTATAAACTCGTTGATATTGGGAATTGTTAAGTAAAGTTGTTCGTGTATCAAATGCTTCATCGGGTAATGAATTTAACCATCTGTTATGAAAACCCACTGTTTTTAAAGCATAAAGTGCTCCTTCATACATTTAAATATAATAATCGTTATTAGTTTAAATCATTATGCTAACACACTATTCAATCATACCTTATCAAGTATTTACCATTGATGGTCTTTTTACAAAAGATGAATTATTTAATTTTCAAGAGTATATAAATACACATACATCTGTACGAAGTTTTACAAACTCTAACTTTATCAATGGTAAGGTCATTGATTCTAAATTGTCATCTGGTATCTATCATAAATTGGTTTCCTATTTACCAAAGGAATATACCGATGGTCTCGGACAACAATGGAACTTCAAAGGGGCGACACGAGCCGTTATGTTTGCTAAGATTGAACCAGAACAACATTTCGGTATTCATACAGATACGGGATATGAATACAATGAAAATAATAATACATATTCAAAATTCACAACACTCCTTTATTTGAATGACGATTATACAGGTGGAACTACCACATTTTATACAGATACCTTTCAAAAGAAATTTCAAATTGTACCTAAAATTGGACGCTTATTATGTTTTGATATTGACTTATTTCATAGTGGTGATGTAGTAGAAAATGGATTAAAATATTGGATCGGAACCGAACTTATCTGTGGAAAAATAAATGAGTCTAAAGTAGGAGAATGCGAACCGTTAAAGTTCTCAATACAAAATTTGAAATGAAGACCGTGATTTCTATCAAAGAGCATGAGCGTTTTTGTTGTCTCTACACAGGAGCCTCTTTTTCAAATGGATGAATCTATACGAAATATAGATCTTAATATCTTTGAACACGATACACCTGTGCGAAAACCAGCATATGCATATCTTAAAAATTATTTTACTAAACAATCCATTCTAATGAAACATCTTAAACCAATTCATTTACCAAAACAAATTGTTCACGGATTTACAAGTACCGATATTTAGATTTATAGCAACACTTATCCCAAGATGTAAAAAAGAGGGTTCCGATTGTAAACAATACTGCTCCAATAATACAGACAATTATAATCGCCTCCAACATCTATACTTATTATTATTTATTTTTATGTAACAAAACACTCCACATATATTCAGTAATACATGCTCGGTATTTTTGTGTCATATCCACTGTATAACTATTACCATACACAACAAAATTATATACATTATACCAAACTTCTAATGGATGTTCCTTTAATGCTTTCCAATTGGTTGCAAACATTGCTGAATATGTTTTAAATAAACTTCCACTTGGTTTTGTAATTCCATATACAGAGCACATTGCACTCACAGTAACCCCCTCTTTTGCGTACAATAAAGTATTCGTTACCCATTCATCATAGTAATAGGACCCAGCAAAGTGTTCATCCATATCTGTATCACACCAAACACGTGCATCCTCTGCGAAAACAGTAATATTTGGTGCAGTACCGTTCTCAATTTCTTTTGAACAACCCCATTCTTTTTCGGGAGGATGGGGATACAATGTTAAATTCTGATAGTCTTCATCCCATTGATCTACATAATCAAACACACGCAATAGGGTTGGATTATGATAGAGAGGGTCCCCTTGTAGAAATACGAGCCTTTCATCCGTTGGAAAATTCCAATGGGTAATTATATAGGTTACGTATTTTGTAGGTTCACAAGGAACGTGATCTCCCTCAAGAATTTCTATTTGAGATTGTACATCTAGAGGTACTGTAATTTCTTCACCATCATTATAAACCGTTGCATTTATATGTTTATCTTTTAAAAGAAGTGTATATAACCACTCTAAATCTTCATTGTATCGTGCAATGACAATCCGTATTTTCTCACGAACCATTTATTTTATTAAAGTAAAAAGGCCTTATATTGGTAACAAAGCATCGTACCATTTATTACGACGTCTCCTCAGTTCATCTAATTCTTGATAGACACCATTTAGATCCGGATCCGTTACAAAAGGTAATTGAACGGGTCCAGATGGATGGTCTATGATAAAGCACGAGTCTAACTTAAATTGATCTGCAAGTGATTTTAAAGTAATAATACGACATCCTGTTGCAAAGGCAAGAGGTATGGATCCAGATATTTTTTCATAATGGTACATATGGGATAATATTGGATATGGTACAAATAGAGAATAATGACATTGTTTTAAAATGTCTATCAGTTGATTACAAGATAGAGCTATAGAAAGATGGATATTTGGATATTCATTTGCTAACGAGCGCAAATAAGGGATATCTTCTCTATAAAATAGATAAAACTCTATTTCGTTAAAATTGGTTAATTGTGTTTTGATGTACTCAATATCAAAAATGGCTCCTTCACCGATACACGCAATCCTTAGCTTGGTTTGATTTTGAAGAAGGGATCTTTTATGTTCGTGCATTATATTTCCATAAACAGGTAGTACCCATTTATCGTTGTGTGTTCTTTCAAAGGGACGAATGTCGATACGTTTTAAATTACGAATACGGCGTATAATGTGAAAATGATCGATGCAAATAACCTTATTTGGCTGAATAATACTTTCTGGGAAGTTATAATCATCGTCGGTTAACAAAAGGGTCGCATTTATATGATCTTTAAATAGGATATCGTTTGAATACTGTGTATATGGATAATGAATAAACTCTCCAAATAATTCTTTATAATAGTTCATCCAACTATAAAGTGATTTTTCGTTATAGTAGACAATCGGTTTAAATTGTTTTTCTTTACAATATTCCAATGCGTGTCCAATCATTTCGTGGTGACATTCAAGTCCATTATAAATGGCAATGCATATTTTTGGCCGAATCGTATTATGAATTGCAAGTTCCCATTGTTTTAAAATTCGGTCGTGAATAATATTTTTTTGAATACGAAGTGTCTCTTTAATGGTATTGTAGAATAAATCTATATTTCTTATTTTATAAATAAGGTCCTCAAATGAATCAAAGTATAGATAACAGTTTTTATATTTAAAATACTCGCAATGAATATAAAAATTATCGGTTTGTTCATAGACTTTAGATGTGAAAGAATAATCGTCTCCTTTAACAAGCTCGGTTATAAACTTCGGAGATGGAATTAAAAGGACGATCTCTTGTTGAATTGCTTCGTGATAGAGAATTTTTCCAAATGCATCGGGTAAAGATAGAATGGCTTTATAGGGAATGACTTCATGAATATCCATATATCGTCCGTGAACAAATGAAATCGCATTTTGTTCGAGAAATGGAATCAATCTTTTATTATTGTTATAATCTGGGACAAAAATACTTTCCTGATCCGATTTTGTTTGTCTAGACCGATCTAATGGTGAAAAGATTTTATGCATAATTGTTTCATTACACATATATTGTTCGTCGTGTCTTCCAAGTGGATTTATGGTTTCGTGTGTAATAGAAACCCCACATTTACGGCACCAAATACGTTCAAATTCAATATATGGAATGATTGTAATCTCACTTTCATATTTCTTCAATAAATTCGTTAAAATAGGGACATTGTCCATAAAAACATTAAACCGATTGCAAATCCAAATCATCAGTTTCGGTTTCAATTCATTATAATGCAAGAGCAATGGCAAGGATAATGCAACTGTATCAGATGTAATAATTAGATCAAAGGATTGAAATAATTCTTTATGGGAAGACCATATTTGTTCTGCAATGTCTTGATTAATAAGATATGGCCAACATGTCGTGTCTGCAAATGTAATTTGATGACCGAGTTTTTTAAATATATAGTTTAAATCATTTGCACATCCATAATGATATGTTAAATGAAGTACTTTCATAGTATATGGTATAGAGTGAAGGTCTTTAATATCATTTAAAGTAAAGCAGGTCTATATGAATATTAATGGATCATATAATTCACGTTCAAAATGGTATATTTATGAATCAATTTGTATCTGAAATTAAAAAATATATATATGAACCCTCTAAGGAAATTCTATTTGATATCGGTTCAAAAGATGGAAACGATGCACGAACGTTAATGAATGAGTTGTTAATTCCCCCTATCAATGTATATGGATTTGAAGCTCATCCAATTGAATATAAAAGACATCAAGAACTCAACCGGAACATAAATTGGATTGGCTTTGCAATTTACGAATATGATGGAGAAGTTAATTTCCATGTTAAGACATTAGGGTCTGGAATTCATTCGATTCGTGATAGAGGAATTGAGTTTGGAACGGAAGTCATTCGGGTACCTTGTAAAAAAATAAGTACATTTATGAAAGAATATAATGTGCGACAACCGACCATTGTTAAAGTGGACGTAGAAGGTTGTTCGTTGGAGATATTAAAATCTTTTGAAGAATATTTGCATCAAGTAAAGATATTTCATATTGAATCAGAATGTGAACAATACTTTAAAGATCAATTTTTACAAGACGATGTTTTTAACTATTTAAAAGAAAAAGGTTTTATAATGACGATGTATTCTACAACACCTGGTTCAAATCAGCACGATTCTATATGGATTAATTCATCTATATTAGCAAAATAAACTCATATCCTACGTTCCATTTCTTTTGCAAGAAGTCGTTCTTCTAAAGATGTAGTGTCATTCCATTCTTTTTCAGGAAGAGGCAATTGATAAGCCTTTTTATAGTCACATAATTTCTCTTTGGAATAATCGTCGAGTTGTTGAGGCAATTGAAGGTCCCGACCCTCTATTTTAGGAAAACGCGAATCGGGTTCTTGATAGAGAATCATTTCAGTCGTACCAAAAGATTGGGCTTTCTCTTGAGTAGCTGTATCCATCCATTCGCCATAACCGTGTGGTATGGAAGCTGTTTCAATTTCATTTTTGTTTAAAACTTCCCCCGTTTTTTCAAGAACAAAGGCTTTTAAATCATTAAGTTCCTCATTTTTCCAAACATAGAGTTGCAATTCGTGAGATACATATTGAAAGGCCATATCTGTTTGAAAAGGTTCGAGTCTCTTGTTATGAATCATAAGATCTTGAATGATTTCTAAAAATCGCTCACGGGTTAAACCATAAGATTCTGCGCATACGTCGCGTATTTGAGGTGGAGGAATTCCCTCTCTTATCTGATCTTTTAGAAAGTCTTCAAAACCCTGTTTAGATGTTTCAAAGTCTTTCTCTGGATATGATTGAATTACTGCCCATTGTTGGCAAATCCAATCATAACACGCTTTTAAAGTGATCATATCTTCTTTGGTACCACCTACATCTGGATGTGCCAAAAGAGCAAGGGCATAATAATTTTTACGAACTTGGTAAATTGGTGTGGTTGGAAGAACACCTAACAATTCATATGGGTTCAATATCATTAATGTTTATTGTATGATTATGTTTAAATCCAACTATATAACCAAACATTTCGTAACAGAATAAAATAACTCCAATTGTATTATGATTGGACAAATTAAATAAAATAACTAGAACTAATTCAATGCATAAATAATTAATATACGCATTCATTTTTAAGATTTCACCATTCTTTTAACTTCAATCCATTAAAAACGTCAATTTTTTAACTCCTCCATATACAAAATGAAATGCTTGTTAAACGGAGTACTAAAAGTCAAGCAACAGTATTTGATATTTCTTATCGGGTCAATGTCCATGTATTGGCACCACTTCTCAGTCGATATAGTTCCCCACACGTAATTCATTTTAAAAACCGACGACGTATTGTTTCTACGAGTCGATATCCCGAACTTCCTAAATCGTTTGGATCCATGGAAGAACAAGCATTATTATCGGCATTACATGAATTTATTGTAAATAATATGATTGAACCGAATAAAGAACTGATGATAAAGATTCAACGAAATTATACCTATCCGCAGACCGATATGTTGATTCCAAATTTATTTCATCACGAAACAGATTCAAAAGTGTACCATAAGGGGGTGTTATGTATTTCTAGGGAAAATATTATGGGTGGAATGCACCAATTGTATTATAAAAATAACCTGGCATTATCTTCTGAATTACGCCAGGGTGATGTACTCTATTATAAAGATCTCGAGCATAAAATGGTTCCAATTCGATCCATCAATGATAGAGACGGAGCATATATAGATTTGATGACCTTTTTTGAATTGGAGTCTTAAGCGTGATCGATGAGTGTATCATAGGGATTTGGTTCTTCCCATGTAGTATAAATATCAAAGTAAAAATCCGTAATGGCATTGGAATAATCATAGTTTTTCCAATAGTCATTTATTTTACTTTCAACACAATTATGAATACCTAAATCATTGATAGTATTTGCTAAATCATTCCAATAATATTCGTCCATTTCAAAATTGGAGCGATTCATACGTAAAATTAGTTCCTTATTCACAGTGGAAATATACATTTTGCGGCATCTGGCAAGAGATTTTAGACTGGATCCTGATAATTGATTTCGGCATAAGAGTGGACGACGCATCTTATTTTTTGAAGTAGAAAAACTTTTGATCTTCTACAGCGTATCTTCATCTTCTGAATCATCTTTAAAAATTATGGATGGAGGTTTTGAATGACGTTTTTGTAGGGTTTGTACCACGTCTGCAATTACACTGACCGCAATCACCCCAATGACTATGTCTGCAAGAACAGGTATTGATTTGGGCTTGATTAGAGAGGTTCTACGAACAGGATTGAAACGACTTGGAGATAATCCAAAGGAACGATTAAATGAGATAGAATGTGATAATTGCATTTAAGTTATGCTGTATTATTAGTGATTCCGACCCTTATATGCTTCTAAATTTACCGGATGATATTCTTGAAAAAATCTTGAAAGAGATGGAATACAAAGAATTAATTCAGACGATGTTGATCCATCCTCATATATGTCGAATTGCAAAACTTGTTCAACACGAAAAAAGAACTCGATTATTGGGTTTACTTCTCGAAACAGACGGTATTTTTCGGATTGAATTTAATTATACATTATTGACCCAAGGCCAAGTTATATTTGAACCGAATTTTATAATGCATAATGATGGCGTTTTTGTATTTGTTGAATATCATTCACCTGATTCGGACGAACCTAACAAAATTATTATTCAGAAGCACGAGAGTACATTTTCTTATTTAGCTTATCATCCTGACTTTATTCACACTGTTTTTATGGCACTTGAAAATTTTCATATCTGGGATTTTTCTCAAGAAGAAGAATGGCGAGTGATTCGTAAAATATTTTCAATATCCGATTATTCTGAAAACCAATTTAAAAAACGCGCGATTACGAATTTTTTAGAAATGAATCATATAAAAATGGATTACACCTTTTATGAAAGATAATATACTCTATTCTTTTGGTAAGAATGCTTCTTTCACGCAGAGGACTTTTTATAGCATCTGTTACACCGACACTTCGTCCAACTCCTGTCATTCGTCCAATTTTGACAAGGCCGATTGAGATTGATGAAGACCAATTTAGAGTGCTTCAACATATATCTACGTTAAATAAACTGATTGCTGATCAAATGGAGAATCCATTATCTATTTCTCGTACAGAAGACTATATGCTTCATATGATGTCTGCATATAATATATTAATTCGTGATATTGATAATCCTGATTTACAAAAAATACTGAATCAAGGCGAAGAAACCAATTATAATCCTTGCATTGATGTACTGTGTGCTTGAATATATAGAACGCCATCTTTGATATCTATATTTAATGTATTTATATTCACTTTAGATGGTATATTGATTAGCTCATGAAAGCGATTCTGATAAATTATTTCTTGGGTATCTGTATCTTTTTGTAATATATACCCTTCGATACATATTAGTCCATTGGATGGATAAGATATTTTTACTGTATTTTTGTTATGTCCTGGAATTGGTCTTACATATAGATAATTACAATCTTTCATCGGTTTAAAATTTCTTATGAAACCAAAATAACGATGAATATTATATAATAAACTCATATAATGTTATATTTCTAAAATTTCTTTAACACATTTTTGATATAGATCTATATCACAGGACAGAAACCAAGTTTCTATATCGCTAAATATGTGATTATCTCCCATATTGCAATCTGCAATAGTTTTTAGTATATGACGGAACAAATTCATATTTTGCATTGAAATATAACGTAGATATTCAATGGGATGTTTTTTAAAAACGATTGTCTGTGTCAAATAAACCTTTTCAAAGGCTTGAATTTGTTCTTCAATAAAATCGATATTGTTGGATGCAACTGCATTGGTTAATGTGATCAGATTGCATAAATGATTTTGATAATTTGAACATTCCATTAATTCTTCTAAGATTCGTCGGATGACAAATAAGAATTTAATACATTGTTCATTCGTAGTATCAATCGTACAAATCAATGATTTTTGCATTGAATATTAATTAAATTGTGACGTTATTTCTTAAACCCTAATTGATAGACATTAAAATTTGATAGAATATCTATATAAATTTTTAAAATGTCTCTCCTGAAAGAATACGATTTTCCTAAAAATCAAGATGAACTATCTAAGCATCTAAAATATACTCATCGTCATTCATTATCTAAAGTTGTTCGTGGTTATGAATATAATAATGCAAATGTAGAAGGTTTCTGTAAATGGATTCATTATGAAGATTATATTCAAGATGTTTATTTCTATTCATATGGAGAATTGTTACATAAAAATGACGATAATACATATGAATTTAATGTAACGATTAAAAAATCCAGTGTCTTGGATTATTATTCACAACGTCTTGATATAGCATCTGGTAATATTAATTTTAATTATGAATTAGATACTTATACACCAATTGGAGAATGGAAATACGAACATATTACAGATGGTTATGTTGTAAATAATATTACTGTTGATAAAACAATCGAGAAATACTATTATAATGCAGTTACAGGATATGAACCATTAGATGATCTTATTGATTATATTCGTAAAGATATTTATATTCCAGGTCTATGTGGCTAAAATGGTATTTATTCACTGATTAAGTGTTTATATTTATCTCCTGTGTAATAAATACCAAGAGGTATTTCAATTCCATTGGCAGGAACATATCGTCTTGGATGAAAACGGATAAATCGACGGACCTTATCTCCTAGATTAAATTCATTGATAACATCTACTACATCTGAAATACGTTCAATATAATTTTGGTCTCCGGCACTGGATTCTAAAATACACAGAATAAGTTGTTTATCTTTAATGTAAAATGTGATTTCGTGACGTTTGTACCATTTTTCAAGAATCATTTCATTAAATTCTTCTTTCGTGATCAATATAGGGGTTGTATAAAAAGTTGAATTAAATTTATACACCATTCGTTCCTTAACACCGGGTTCTAAATTTTGATTCGGTTCTTCATCATCGTCTTCCTCCATAGAACCACTTGAATTCATCGGAGTTCTCGCCCGTCTTGGTATGGTAGATATTTTACCTCCTACAAATGGACGTTTGGAATAAGATATAAACGACCGTCGTGATAGTATCATAAATATTTACCCTATACAATTATAAGACATGTATTTTGAATGGCTTAAATCTTTTAAGAACATCCAGGAGTATCCCAAACCGATACCTCTAAATGTTCGTAAAGGACATATTCCTCAATCTATCCGTGGAACCTATTACAAGAATGGTCCGGGGCGTTTTGAGGAATATGGAACACGGGTCATTCATCCATTTGATGGTGATGGTTATATTTCAGCATTTCGTTTTGAGAATGGTTCGGTCTCTTATCAAAGTCGTCTTGTTCAAACTCATCATCGAATCCATGAACAACAGCGTCAAAAACGATTATATTCTGGAGTTTTTGGAACACCACCAAGTTATACATGGTTGAAAAATACTGCAAATACCAATGTAGTATGTTGGGGGAAACATTTAATTGCGTTCCAAGAAAGTGGCATCCCCTATATATTAGATCCAGTAACTCTAGAAACATTGGATACGCTTCCTAATTTTCATTCTGGAATTCCATATCAAAATGGCAATTCGTGGGTGGATACTCTATTAAAAAACACAGGATTGGTTGGCCAATCAGTGTGTGCACATCCAAAAATTATGGAGGACCGAATGATTCTATACACACTTGGTTACAATAACAAAGAAACATGTATTACCTTTTTTGAATTAGATAAAGATTTTAAGATTATGTCTCAAAATGATTTTGTGATTCCGGGATTTTTGTATATTCATGATTTTGTAGTCTCTCAGACCCATTATTTATTCTTTAAACATTCGATTCATTTTGATTATACAAAAATGAAGGATGGAGTTGTAAATTGTATTAATCAAGATAAACGATCTCCCACTCTATTATATGCCTTACCTCGTCCTGTTTTAAAATTATCTAGACCTGTTGTCGTAGAAACACTGCCTGGATTTATTACACATCACGCAGGTGTTTCAACTCCAATGCCATTATCTTTTAAATACTCTATTTATTCTATATTATATCCAAATGGGTTCCGTTTTGACAAAATGATGACTCAACAACATGGACTTTTATATAAGACTGAATGGGATGTGCTAAATGGTGATTTATTTCAAAAACGTTTAACCAATAAACCGATGGAGTTCCCCTGTATGGACGAATATGGAAACATTTACGGAATTTTAGCCAATCGGTTAATGAAATACTCTCCAAATGGTCAAATGGATACTTGGAATACAGGGTCTTATAGTTTCTTAGGAGAACCGATGTTATTAAACGATGATTATATTATTTGTACCTGCTATGATTCTAAAAAGGATAGTAGCACTTTATTGATTTGGGATATTCACGAATTTATGGTGGGACCTGTGGTCGAAATTGATCTTCCGGAAGCAGTTCCAGTTGGACTTCACGGATTTTGGCATAAAGATATATTCGTATAATGGATTATGGGACGTAAGAAAAAGGTTGCTAGTGAAGAAACGGAGGATTCTGTTCAAACTTATGTGATTGATACCTTTCTAAAAGATCATTCTGGATGGATTTTATTTGATAAAGAATATGACGTCATTCCATTTACAAAGGGTTTTGGTAAAGGGGATTTGGTTTTTTGTATGAAAGATAAGGCATGGTTTCACGTGATTGAATGTAAATGTCATAGTCCAGGACAGACTTTTGAACAGGCAGAATATTATGCATCGTGGGTTAAATTACGTTTTCCGAAGGCACGTGTCAGTTATCAAACCTGTGTTCTGAAAGAGTTTTCTATTTGGTATGAAATGGACTTGAATAAAGCCATTTATAATACATTGAATAAAATTCATCAATTAACAGGTTTGAACAAAAATGAATTAACTACATTAGCTCAACTGTACCAAAATCTGTATTTAGGTTAAAAGGGGTTAAGATTTTGATTTCTAAAATAGGTGTGACTGCGTAGCTTAATGGTAAAGCAATGGACTGCAGATCCATCGAGTACAGGTTCAAATCCTGTCGTAGTCTAACTTATTTTTACTATATTTCTATTTTAGAAGTATGCCTACTAAAAAAGAGATTGAAGTCAGTTTAAGTTCAAAAGGCGTACCCTATGCATCTTCTATGAAAAAAGAGGAATTAGAACGTCGTTTAGAAGCATCACACTATCAACCCGAATCTATGTCTCGTGTAGATATTGAAAAATTAACGGTCCCTATTTTAAAAGAAATCTTGACTATACGAAGTGTTTCTACAAAAGGCATTAAAAATAAAGAGGGTTATGTTAATGCAGTGGTTGGTTTAAATAGTTCATTGGTCTTGGAAGAACAACATAAAAAAGAGGAAAATACTGAAAAATTAAAAGCGATTCCTCTGGATGCTTTGCGTTTAGCAATGAAGCGACTCAGCATTCCAGAACAAATCAAAGCAAGCATTGCTTTTGGTGATAAAGAAATGGTTCGTGAAATGCAATCGAAAAGACTAGACTTACCAAATCATGTTACTGTTTATGATGATGATAGAAGTGATGATGTTATCTTTGAAAAAAAATTGATAGAATATGATCGCCAACAAATTAAACGTGAATTAAATACGAAACTTATTACAAATTTTACTTGGACATTAGAAAACGATTATCTCAGTGTCGTGCGTGGGATCGTTCAACATTATGGAAGAGGACAATATCTGATGCGGTATGAAATTCGCTCTCTTAAGAGTAGTCTTAAAGTAATTGTCAGTCATGATTTACTACCAAATAGTAATGATTCCAAAGATATGATTACGAACATTAAATTCTATATCTCCTTTGATACAATGGAGAAGAATGACTTGATTCGTGATATGAATTATATTCGTATTGGCATTCGTTGGATTGAACTCTATGGAGGATACAAAGTAATTCCAAAAATTATTAATAAAATTGCATTAGATGATGTTCCACAATTGATTCGTCCAGATAATCGGGATGTAAATCCACTTACACGTGCTCAATATGTTAAATTATTTATTAAGGAGTTACAACGAGGATATTAAAGACCAAAATAAATTTGGTATTATTAAGATTTTGTTTTAAATTATATTAGTTCCGTCTCTATGTTCATGATAATATTTAAGTAATAGATTTTTATTTCTTAGGAACCAATCAATTATATTTTTAGAAAAGATTGATCGTTTTATTTGAGGACTATTGTGAAAAGTCTTTGTAAAATATTCCGGAACTACTGAAAATTTAGATGGCATTACCTCTTTTAAGAATGCAAATGGAATCAATGTAAGACCACTTTTTCCATAAAAATAATCACGAATATTATAAAAACTAATTTTATGTCGCAAATTAATATGATAGAAGCGAGTCATATAAACTTTTTTCCTTAGAACTTCTCCTTCCATAAAGAAGCGTTGATCGCGACCACCATATTGATGTTCGTGAAAAAGAACAAATTTTGTATTTGTTAATTTAAAAATAATAGTTATCCAATGGGAGTCTGTATTATACATATCAATGTGAATTTTAAAATCGGAATAACGCTCTTTAAGATGCGTTACTAAAGGGATAGCACCCAATTCACTATACTCCATAAATATTTTTTCAAATTCACTATAGTTAGAATGAATTTGGGATTGAATCTTTTTAAACTCAGACATGTGATAATGTTTAGCAACATGCTCAATCAAATGATCAGGAAGACCATAAGTATCCATGTTGCCAAACATAGCAGTGAAAGAGGAAGCCATTTTAAACGTTTTTAATGAACGATGATGAATATAAAATAAGAATTCAAATTTTTACCATTTAGATGACAAAAACACTACATTATTAACTCTTAATCGCTTTTATATGAAAGCATTTGTTGATACATATTGCAAGAATAACCCATCCAGCCGTGATGAATAAGCGTTGTGTTGGTTAAACAATAAATTGTAAATCCAGCTTGTCGGGCTAATAATGAAAATCCATAATCTTCGCTTTCATAAATACGTGTTTCGGGATTAATATGAACGTAGAAGAAATCATAAAAATCGTGTTGAATGCTCATATATCCATCTACCGTATTGATATATCTTCGTTCTGGAAATTTATGTATTAATGTTTCAAAGACATTGCGTTGAATACACAAAAATCCGGTTGAATTATAAGTACATTCCATAATTTCTGAAATCGGTTGATTGGGTAATAAATAGACGTTTGGTGCTGTACATAGCTCTAAATGATCTGGGAATTTTTTTAATAATCCACGATCTAAATATTTTTTAGCATATCCACCACATACGATGTCTTTATTCGCATAAATAAGTTTGACCAAATCTTCTGGTTGAAATTCTATATCTGAATCTATAAATAGTAAATGGGTTGCATCCTTATCGGCCATAAATGCAGCTACACCTGAATTCCGAGCCCGACTGATAAGACTTTCAAATCCAATCGGATATATTGTAACTGGAATATTATTGGCTTGACAATAGAGAAGAAAGCGCATCATTGAAAGCGAATGTTCCATTACCGTCGTATGGTTATAACAAATCCAAGGAATAAAGAGTTTCATTGAAGATAAAAAGAATAATACCTTTAATACCATTTAGGGAAAATAGTCAAGAACGAAATCATCTTGACAAGGGGGAATTGCATTAGTATTACCAATCCATGTAACTGCACTAATCACCCAAAGGGTTGCAAGACCTGCCAATACCATTTGTGTAATAGACATATCGTCCTCTTCACTTTGCAATTGAGCATACTCTACGTCGTAACTCATTTTATACAGATAAGAGAATATAATTCTTATATCTTATAACTATTTGAATTAATTTTTCTGGATTAAAATTTTTGATAATGTTGGAACGATAAAATCGAAAATGTTATATTTGAAATTAATATTGGATGGCTGGCACCCAAAAGGTTGTTCTGCCTTGTTTTGTAGTATGTTTTTGAACGGGATTTCCAAGTGGATCCGTCTTTTGTTGATAGACTTTCATTGAGTTTAAATAGACTTCATCGTCTTTTAGATAAATGGCTTTCAGCATACGTTTTATGATTTTTTTAGCCGAATAGAAGAAGTCCTTCCATTCCTCGGGTGTTATACTGCTGAGTGTTCTCAACGGTGAAATTTTTGCTTCATATAGAATTTCTGCTTTAAGATAATTACCAATACCAGATACAATAAATTGTTGGTCTAATAAGGCATCTTCGATTAACCACGAGTGTCGTTTAGATGATATTTGATTGAGTTGATTTTGAAAGACCTTATAAGTTGTACTTGAATGAACAATATCGGGTGCTAATTGATTTAGTTCTTTATCAATAAGCACTTTATCTTGTGTGATTGAAATGGTTCCAAAATTGCGGAAATCGGTATAATTTAGAGTGTTTGTAGTGAATTGAAAATGAATATCTGTTTGGGATTTATGCCAAGTCGGTTTATCTTGATCGATATACCACCATCCCGTCATACCTAATTTAGAAATAAGGCACCAATCTTGCTCAAAGAAGAAGAACATGACCTTACCCTTATTTTGAATATCGGTACACTTGAGTGGAAGTGCTTTGGTAAATTCAATTGTATTTTTGGGCACGCCGTGATGGACATAGCGTCCTGAAATCCAATCTATCTTTTTAAGCAGTTGTCCTTTGAGAGTTTTAACCAGAGTATCGGTTAAAAATGAGACTTCGACCCCTTCTGGCATTACTAAGTAACGATATATTTTTTAGCGATTGTGTATATTTTATATTATTTTTTGTGAAGAGTTATTACAAATGTTATCAAAACTTCCGGTTGCAGGTCAAGGAATCTTTGTATTTAATCATCCAAATACGGAAGAGTCGTGTTCTATCCAAATATTAAATATAGCAGATCGTAGTGGATTAAATATTGAATTTACAAAAGAATATGTGATGGTGATTGAATTAAAAAGTCTCAAACCTTGCTTGGATCCAAACAATCGCAGTGGTTTATCTAGCCACAATGGGGCTTACTATTGGTTTAGCATAGACAGTCAAAATCAAAAATTGTATGCTGGTATTGGAGAACCGCGTATTGAAACAGCCATTTATTCTTACACGTTTGAGAATACAAATAAAGCCGATTATGAATCCACGAAACAATTTTTGGAATCACTCACCTATGTTCATTTTACAGAACCGACAGAAGGAATAAGATTCATACGAGATCCTATTACAAAAACGATACCGATGTTGGTGAAAGATACGAATGAACTTACAATGGATGATATTGCGACAGGTCGCTATATGCCAGTGGCGAATCTTCCTCCAATTTGTCAAAAACTTTATCAATGTATTTCAGGAGAAAAATTCGTATTAGATACACCCGATTTTCCTGATTTTACACAAGCCATTGAGTATAGTATTCGCACACCCGGAAAATGGTGTTATCAAAAATTACTGGATAAAAGTAGAGAGTTTAATCCCGATAAACCCAATCCATTAGAAACCTATCTTCGCATCACACTTGGACAAAACAATGGAGAATCTCCTGGAATTCCCTATGTTATGGAAATTTGGCCAGTTGGACATTATTCACCGATTCATAGTCACGCAAATGCCAATGCAATCATTCGTGTTCTAAATGGTACAATCCATGTTAATTTATTCCCATTTTTATGTGGCGAAAAAGATGGTGTTTCCCCTTTCGGTTTCGGTAGTTTTACAAAGGGAGATATCACGTGGATTACACCCACATTAAACGTAACACATCAATTAAAAAATCTTGATGTAAATACATACACCTGTATAACCATTCAATGTTATATGTACAATGCTCATTCAAATAATCATTATGACTATTTTGATTACATAGACGAATCTGGTAAAATTCAACAATATGAACCCGATTCCGATATGGATTTTATAGATTTTAAAACGAAAATTCGCGAAGAGTGGAATGATACAAAAAGATATAGATAATATCTTAATTAACAAAAATAAGAATGGTCCAAGTGAGGCTCGAACTCACGACCCTTGCGTTATTAGCACAATGCTCTAGCCAACTGAGCTATAGGACCACCAATTATTACAGTCGTATTATCTTTATATCATTTTGGAAAGGCTATTTTTTCTAAGGGATTAAACTCGTAATAACGTTCATAAATGTGGTGTAGCATTCCGTGTCCGCTAATGGCAATCGAGAACAAAAGAGTTATAGTTATGATTGCAGTCGATTTTTTAAGAAGGAGTAGGATAAGAGCAATGGCTATGGTCAGACCACCGAATACTAAGGCGAAAAAGGAAGGGTGCATTTCTAATTAATGCTTATATTTATTTAGAATTTCTTGACATTCAGTCATAACCCCGGTAAGATATTGAATATGATTACGGAGATAATCAATCTGATTATTAATGAGTTGAATTATTTCATTATCTTCTGATGTGTTTTGGGTTTTAAATAGGGGAATGAGATGTTTTGCTTTTTTATTTAGATACTCAATGAGTTCATCCTCTTTAATGATAGAATGATCTACATCATATTTGCGTCGTGATTCAATGAGATTGCGGACTACCTTATAATCACGCGATGGGCTACTTTTGTTTTTATGATACTCATTGTAAATGATTTGAAACACGTTTTTCCAGATATAGGACGCCATTTTATGGGATTTAGGATTCAACTTTATAGAATTAAAGAAAAAGGATTCAATTTTTATAGAATTCAATGACATTTGGATGGGTCCGAAAGGATCTTGGATGGACATCTATGACACGAACGCTTTCTAGATTTTTGGCCCTGGAGAGAGCCGTATAAGCTTGACCATAACAGAAAATAGAATCTCCTAAGTCAATTTCAATCGCATCTAGGGTCATTCCTTGGCATTTGTGAATGGAAAGTGCATAAGCCAGTTTGAGTGGGAGATAACTAAAGAGGATATTCTTATCTTCTTCGTGATTGTAATAAGCTACAGCGTAGATGACACCATTTTGGAATTGAATCAAGGCGGAAGTATCTTCAACCTTTAATACAATACCTCGTGAACCATTGACAAGACCATTTTCTACATTAACATTACGAGTTAGAACTACTTGTGCATCTTTACACAGTTGAATGGTTTCAGGAATATTCATCGTTTTCGCAATGAGTTTTGCTTGAGGAATTGTGGATGAATAATGGGTGGGATACGACATTAGAACGGGTTGAGTTGTATTGATTAAGTCTTGGAGTTCCGCTTTATTGATACAATCTACATCTGTATTCAGAGAGTACAATCGTGTTGGCATAATTCCATTCGAAAATTCAGTTGTTTTTAGAGATTGAAGATGGGTTAGGGCTTCTTTCGTACATTTTCCATATCGTACCGAATCTAATATTTTTTGAAAGGTTGGATCGTGTTGTTGTCGCATATTTTTTGTTAGTGATATCACTTGAAATTGACATTGAGACCAGATTTTAGATGTAAAACAATAATCACCCTTGACTGGTGGTAATTGAAACATATCTCCAGAAAAGACGAGTTGAACACCTCCAAAGGGAACTGTTTCTTGTTTGCGAAGAATGGATAGATAGAGTGAAATTTTATCAAATAGTTGATGATCCAGCATTGAGATTTCATCCACAATTAAGAGAGAGAGTTTTCGCAGTTTTCGTTGAATATATTTTTTAGACTGACTTGCCAATTCTTCAGCGGTTCCCTTACCGATTCCAATCCCAAGAAAAGAATGAAGGGTCCGACCATTAATGAGTAGAGCAGCTGCACCTGTCATTGCAGTCACGCCAAATGGAATATTGGATTCTTTCGCCCATTGGACGACTCTATGAATGACATAACTTTTACCATAACCTGCCGGAGCCGTGATAAAGACATTTTGTTTTTGTTGAATGGCTTGTAAAACAGATTCTTGTTCGGGAGTCATTACTAGTTAGCAAGGTGGAAGATTGGAGTCAAATTTTCCATATAAAGATTTAGTGTGTATTAGAGTGTAATAATGCCCGAACATCTTTCTATCGTTATATGTGGTCATGTGGACTCTGGTAAGAGTACAACAACTGGACGCCTTCTCTTTGAGCTAGGTGGTATTCCGGAACGTGAAATGGATAAGCTTCGTGAAGAAGCGGCTGCTCTTGGTAAGTCTTCTTTCGCCTTTGCTTTCTATATGGATCGTCAAAAAGAGGAACGCGAACGTGGTGTCACCATTTCGTGTACAACTAAAGAATTCTTTACAGAAAATTGGCATTATACGATCATTGATGCCCCAGGTCATCGCGATTTCATTAAGAATATGATTTCCGGTGCTGCTCAAGCCGACGTCTGTCTTCTAATGGTTCCGGCCGATGGTAACTTTACAACGGCCATTCAAAAAGGAGATCACAAGGCTGCCGAAATTCAAGGCCAAACCCGTCAACACGCTCGTCTGATTAACCTATTGGGTGTGAAGCAACTGATTGTAGGTGTGAATAAGATGGATTCCGATACAGCGGGTTATCGTGAAGAACGCTATAAGGAAATTGCCAATGAAATGAAGCACATGCTGGTTCGTGTTGGTTGGAAAGATTCCTTTGTGGAGAACAATGTTCCCATCCTACCCATTTCAGGTTGGATTGGAGATAATCTGATTAAGCCATCGGAGAATATGCCTTGGTGGAAGGGTCAAGATGTTAAAGTGGGTGAGAAGACCATTCATGTTCATACCCTCCTGGATGCTCTAAACAATCTGGTTCAACTTCCAGAACGTAAAATCAATGCATCTCTCCGTGTACCCATTTCAGGTGTCTATAAGATCAAAGGTGTCGGTGATGTTCTCGCAGGTCGCGTCGAACAAGGTACTGTTAAGTCAGGTGATGAAGTCATTTTCCTACCAACTCATACGACAGCTAACCCTTGTGTCGGTAAAGTCTTCTCCGTTGAAATGCATCACAAACGTGTGGAAAAAGCAATTCCCGGCGATAACGTCGGTATGAATGTAAAGAACTTGGATAAGGGGAATATGCCTCGTACAGGAGATGTAATGATTCTAAAGAATGATGCTTCGCTTAATACTTGTAAAAACTTTACAGCTCAAGTTCAAATCCTAGATATTCCAGGTGAAGTTAAGATTGGTTATTCACCCATTGGCTTTGTTCGTTGTGGTCGTTCAGCTTGCCGTATCACGGCGATTAACTGGAAAGTGGGTAAGGAAACGGGTGGTAAGAAACTAGAATCTCCTCACGCTCTAAAGGCCAATGAAATGGCTGAAATCGTCTTTGAACCTATGCAACCACTTGTTGTAGATTCATTCCAAAACTGCGAAGGTCTTTCACGTATTGCTTTCTTGGATGGAAACACAGCAGTGATGCTTGGTAAGATTGTTAAAGTTGTGTATAAGTAATGGGGGTGAATCGTTTAACGGATAATCCCATAATCACCTTATTTCCACAACTGATTTGATAAGGTGTTTCAGAAATAACTAGAAAGGACATCCAATTCTTTTTAACATATTCATAATAATTATATTTATGTTTTGGGTAATCTCTCATTCTTAGATAGGTTGCAAAGGCAGAAATGAAAGTAGAAACGGGTACGTAATTATTAATATTCATCTCACAACAATCATATAGAAATTGATAATAAAGGGGAATAATGTCTCGTTGATAGGGATAGTAGAGGCTCTGAGTAAGTCCCATTTTTAATGGAGATTATGGAGAGGGGAAGTCAAATTTTATGAAGTATTTGGATTAAGCATATTTAATAAGTTCCAAGCGAGATCCTATATAAATAAATCCAGTAGGATATCCTTGTCCAGGATTTGCTGTTCCGGCTAAACGTCCGGCAACAGTACACCAATATTGCAATTGTATATTTGTAGTAGATGTAAATGTAGTATACACCTCTATATCTGTACAACCACTTGCGGAGTAAGTACTATTAGTATATATCACATTACCACTGCCAATTTGTGTAGAATTTGTAGAATTATATAGACGTGTAAGTGCATCATGACAAGTATAAAAATATTGGATACCTATTATTTTGTATGTTCCTGCCGGAACAGTAACAGTCCCACTCGAATTACTTATACCAATCAGATCTTTAATAATGGTATTTAACGCCCTTGTTTGAAAAGATCCTATTGTTGCTGTAGCAGCATTTGTTGCATTATATTGTTCTTCAATAATTGCTATTTGTGGAGTTGCGAGTAGTGTTCCTATTGCATTGATATGAAGTAATGATTGTGGATTCGTTGTTCCAATACCCACAAAGTTACTCGTAATTGTCATCACCGTATTATGATAAATATTGCTATTAATTGTATTGAGTGGTAAATTGCTACTAACACCTTGCCCCCACGTTTGAAATACGTGTGAATTGGCTAAATAACGAATTTGATTTGGTGCTTGACCCACAATTCCATTCGAATTTTCAACAATCACCGAAGCATATCGGATATTTGAACCAATGGCTGACATTGAACCCTATTTCCACTAAAGAAAAGAGTATCTTTATTGAATGCGCAAATATTATCTAGTTTATAGTATAATGTTCGGATTAGTTATTGCTTTATTGATACCCCTTGTTGGAGGATTATTATCGGGTTATTTTGGAATGCTAAAAGACCGTCAATGGTATAATGGTCTTAAGAAACCCTTTTGGAATCCACCTGGTTGGGTATTTGGTCCAGTTTGGACGATTCTCTATTTATTAATGGGTTACGCAAGTCATATCATTTGGACTCAAGGTAATCGTTTGGCTCTTATTGTCTATGGAGCTCAATTGATTATTAATTTTGCGTGGACACCAATCTTCTTTAGATATCAACAACCCGATATTGCCTTAGGGATGATTGCGGCTTTATGGTGTTTGATTCTCTGGATGTTATATCTATTTAAACAGAGTTCTATGACTGCCTTCTGGTTAATTGTTCCCTATTTTATTTGGGTTTCCTATGCGACAACATTAAATGCCTATATCGCTATCAAAAATTAATCCTTAAAAATTAATCGGTACTGGTCTTGGAGTCTCAATGTATGACACATTTCTTTTGCAATTTCTTCTTTTTCTTTAATAGTTAAAGTATTAAAATCTAGGGTTGAAATAAATGCGTGACGAATCAGTGAAATGGTGAGTGGCTTTTCAAAGATGCGTTGAAGGATACGATTCGCAAATTTATTAAAGGAATTTGCTTTATCAAAGGGTTTATGATCTGTTGTTTCAAATAAGTAATCTCTTGGATTTGATTCTAAACTGGCTTGGAGTTCTTCACAAAGTTCTTTGGGGAGTTCTTTTTCATACGTTCCGTGAGTTTTTGCAGTCTTATATTCATTCAGAATTAAGATACATCCTGATTTTTTCATATGAATGTAGTTTGGTTCATGCTCTTTTGGTAATGATTTATAAAGACGAATTTGATTAAAATCAGCACGTAGAGGTTTAATATAGGTGTACATTGCGACTAAGAGACGTTCGATTGTCCCCTTTTTAAGAGTATCGCGTTTTTGAATGATTTCAGCGTAAGCGACATAGCCATTATTTTGTTTTTCGGTTGGAGCGTTCGTTTTATAACGTTCTTCTATTGCTTTATCCGCTTGGGTGAAAGCATTGGTCCATAGGGTATGTTGTTTTGCGAGCTCCTCTTTGAGATGGGGGACGTGGCGAAATAGGGATAAAATAACCGTCAAATACATTTTATAGGTTGTATCCATTGGATAAGTGGTACGTAATTTTTTGATAGGGGCATCTTTAATGATTGTATAAATGGGTTTATCAAAGAGACGTTCTAATTGGCGAATGCGTTCAGTATAACTATTTTTAGTAGCGGGTGATAAATCAGCTTTTTGTATATATTGTATTAAGTCTTGATCCATCTAATATAGGGTTTATTCAATATTTTTGAAAAATATAAAAAGGAGTATACGAGATTATACATTTAGTTGGAGTAAGCTAGACCGCCCATACCACTCATGATGCGTAGGACGTTGTAGTTGACGGCATAGATCTTAACCACGGCAGTACCTTGGTTGGTACCGGTGAGTAAGAAATTGGCGTATTTATCACCCGTGGCAGTACCAACACCACCGACGGTTTGGGTACCGTTCTTGAGGTTGAGTAGTAGGGTGGCAGTGTCAATGCGAGACATGTTGAGGGTACCAGAGGGTTGGTGTTCTTCAGGTTTTAGGCCGAAACTGTAAACGTTGATACCTGGGTTAGTTGGGACGGCTTCGTGGTGTTGGAAGGGTTGAACTAAGTTGAAGTAGTCACCGAAGCGTTCAGCAAAGCGGTCGTGGCCATTGAGTTGAATCTTGGCAGAGTAGACTGGGTTTTGTGGGCCAATTGGGTTGGCACCGGTTGCTCCGGCACCTTGTAGTAGTAGAGTATCTAGTAAGTAAGTCGCCGTTAGAGGGTTAGAGCCGGAACCTGGAACAGTTAGAGGAAGGGATAGGGATGTAAAGTTGAGCCATTGGTTTGCTTGGGCAGTGTTGTTTGGACCAGCTAAGACGAAATCTTGACGTTGGACAACCCAGACAAGTTCTTTGACGGGGTGGTTGAAGTTCATCTTGATCTTGTTGATGGCAGAGGTAATGGTTTCATCACCGGTGAATTGAAGTTGTTCAATCAAGTATTCGTGACTGAGTTGGGCGAAGCGGCGGCGTTCATCGGTATCTAGGAAAATATAGTCCACCCATATAGATGCATATGTAATAGAGGCAGCAGCTGGGGCTGAGTTACCACCAGATACATAAATCATATCAGTATAAGGGCGGAATTCAACATTGACTTTCACTTCGTGGTATTGGAGAGCAATGAGGGGTAAAGCTAGACCAGGGTTACGGCAGAACCAGAATTCTAGAGGAACATACACGACAGATGATTTGGTATAATCTTGCATTAATTCACCAACCATCGTTCTGTATCCAGTTTTTTTGGCACTTGGTAGGGTGAGTTCATTCCAGATGTAAAGCCAGTCACCGTAGTGTTTGTCAATGCGTTGACCACCGATTTCCAATTCAACGGATTTAATCATGACTAGACCTGGGTAATAGGTGTAGAAAGAGTTTAGCGGTAGACCAGGTAGAACGGCTTGTAGGTAGATACGGCTGATCAGATCACCATTGCGGGAGATGGTGCAGGTGACACGTTTGCCAAAATCTGGGACACCATTGAAAGTTTGTTCAATGGATTCCATAGCGAAGTTGGTGTGGCGGCGGTAGACCGTCTTGAAGAAAGTGATTTGGGGGTTACCGGTTAGGTAAACATCTTGGGCACCGTAAGCAACGAGTTGAACTAATCCTCCGGACATTGAAAGTTGTTGTACTATTAACGGAGAAAAAAAATATTAAAGGTATAGACGTATCGTAAGATTTATCATATTAAAGACTCACACCCTTGTTATTTTTGTTTATTGTAATTTTGTTCCACCATTTTACAACATATCGTCTGAACACAAACGTAACGAGATCTTGATGCCTCCGGCGGCCCCGGGTTTAGACAAATTTATGTTTTTTCTGCATTGAAAAGATTTTGACTTCACTTTTTACCCATTTTCTTCACTTCACTTTTCATATGTTTTCTTCAGGGAATAATTTAGATATATTTTACGAGGAATTTTTTGATTATTTTCCACCCTATATGTCCCAAATCGCGCGATTTGGGACGGATACTTCATTATTTTATTCATTTATTCCCTGTAAGAATTAGGTATTTTCTGAACTGAAGAAAATATATGAATTCTTCCCTGAATAAAATACCAATTTTATTCCTTGAAAATATTTTAATTCATTTTATAACTGAAAAATGCCCTAAAAATACAAATCGCGGGCCCGCCGGAGGCATCAGGACTTCATTTAAGAGGGTTCAGTCAAAATGTTGTCAAATGGTGGAACAAAATAACAACTACCAAAAATAACAGAATAACAAATAGACTAAAATGATAAAACAATATTACAATCTTATAAATCTGTATGTAGAATATAGTGCTAAATAATTTTTATATTCGTATAAAGCTTTCGCTCATTATATATACAATGGATTACACACATATTGTGCACTTGGCGGATATTCACATCCGCACTGGAAACCGTAAGGATTCTCGTTATGATGAATATCAACAAGTATTTAAAACATTTCTTAAAGAGGTTTCACAACTTCCCTTTATAAATACAACTCTGTTTGTGATTTGTGGTGACATTTTTCATAATAAAAGCCGTCTCGATGCTTATTCACTTCTTCTTTGGACTGAACTGCTCCAAGGTCTCACCAAACTGGGAACCGTGATTATTATTTGCGGGAATCACGATTATCGTCAAGAATTCAGTGATATACCTGATTTAATTCAAGCCGTCTATGCTCTTGGAGAACATCATTATCCCTGTTATTACCTAGATAAGACAGGCACCTATACTTTCAAAAATATTGAATTTGGACTTGTCTGTATCAAAGATACACTGGATTCCTATAATACAGCTGGAATGGTAGATGAACTACCTCCTTTCCCACAACCAACCGATCCAACTAAAATACCCATTGCCCTCTTTCATGGAACCATCACCCAAAGTGCTCTACCCAATGGTCAATTGATTCCTGCAGGAAAAGGCTATCCTCTGGAATGGTTTAATGGTTATTCACTCGTTCTATTAGGTGATAATCATAAACAACAAGTTCATACGACAAACTCTATGACGTGGGGTTATCCTGGTTCATTGATTCAACAAGATATGGGAGAACCTGTTTATGGACACGGATACATTTTATGGGACCTACAAAATCAAACCGCTACCACGAATCATATTTATAATGATTATGGGCGAATGAAAACGAAACTACATAACAACCAAATTTACGTACGAACCGATTATCAACGATTTGTGCCTCTAGATGAAAAGGCTTATCTTCCTTGGTTTCCTAAGAAACCGATTCTAACAATTGTAGGAAACATTGGAGATGAGTACAAAATTCAAACAGCATTCCAAGAAGCAAATATTGAACCAATTGAATATTATACAACCCTTTCACTTCAAACACATACCACCGAACAAGAAGATACTGTATATGAAATTACAAATCTAAATCATCCAACCAAATGGCTTGAATACATCCGAACCAAAGAGCCATCACTCGCTGACCAACTTGAACTTAACAACTGGATGGAACATCCCGAACATATTTTAATGGATACTATTCCAAAAGAATCATCTCAAGAACTCTATCAACAAGTTCAAAAAACACGAATGAAAATCCAAGATATGATTGAACTTTATAAAAAAGATGATGTACAACACACTGTCCTTTCAAAAATCACATTGAAACATATGGCTTGGTCGTGGACGTTTTCTTATGGGCAAAATAATTGGTTTAATTTTGAAACAATGGAGGGCAAAATTGGTATTCTAAACGGACCGAATGCAAGTGGAAAGTCTGCCTTTATTGATGCTCTTTGTATTGGTCTATTCGGCGAACCCAATCCGAATCGCCGAATGCATTCCATCAAGAAAATGACCAATCATTTTATTCATAATCAACGTCCTGCAGGTAAATCTTCAGAAGCAATGTATGTCTCTATTCTATTTGAACTCAATCAGACATTTTATGAAATCACTCGTAAATATGCCGTTCAATCTGATAAAGATGAGAGTAAAAACTTACTCACTGAACTTCATACCATTGATAAAGAAACCAATGAACGAATTCTAAAATGTGCCGGTTCTATTTTGGTCAATGAATGGATGCGTGAAAATTGCGGAACCATTGAAGACCTAATGAAAACTTCAATTGTATCACAAATGGATAATCATAACTTTTTCTTTGCCAAATCAGATGAACAAAAGAAGATTATTGACCACGCTGTGAATCTTAATGCTCTTCAGAAATTTAGTGAATTAATCCACGAAGCTCTCTTAGGGTATAATACAAATCTAAAACTTCTAACAACCCTTCTTACGAGTCAAAAAGAAAACACGATTCCTACCATCAGTGAGTCCGAATATAAAACCTATCAAGAAGAAGCAACAACTCTTCAGACCAGAATCCAGAAATTAGAACAAGAACGTGATCATTTGATTACCCAGGTATCTAAGTATCTTCAAACACCCCCCACAAAACCACTCGAATATTATCAAAACAATGCTAAACCGATTTCCACAGATAAAACTTCACTCATAGAACGACTATCTATTCTAAATCATTGGATGAAACAACATCCCCAATTGTCACTTCATCAAGAATCAAACCTAACAGAACTCCATGAAACCCTTCTTCAAAAACGTTCTAAACTTCAGTCTAAACAAATCGCTCAAACACGTCCTCTTCAAACCATTCAAGAACAACTTGTTAAACTCAACCAATGGTTTGAAGAACATTCTAAATGGTCTCGTCAAGATACAGAACTCCATAAACAACTTAAAACACAAGTTCAACAACAAGAACACGATTATCTTCAATGGCAACAAGAATCTATTCCAAAACCAAAACGAATCATTGAAATTGCCGAAGTAGAAGATTGGAAAACAAAGGTCCAATATTATAAAAATCTTCAAGAAAAAGCGATTCAACAACAACACACGATTGAAAAACACCAATTATCAAAACCGACACCTCTACGACAAATAGAGGATGAACAACAATGGAAGGACGAGCTTCAAAGTTATACAGACGCTCAACAAAAGTGCCACCAAAACGATTGGACAAACCTAGAAGAATGCAAAACGAATCTTCGGGAAACACAGCATTATATTCAACAATATCATCAATATATTCAAGAACTCCGTCACATTGAACAAGCTTTACACAAAACGCAAAAAGAACTTCAAACAAATTTAAAGTGGGAAGAAGCCTATGAAAACTGGCAAAAAGAACTGAAAGAATGTTCTGAACAGTATGAATCATTGCAACACCAACAAATCAACTTTGAACGACTGCAAGAAATCAAATCTCTATTAGAACAAGACAAAGATGAGTATCAAAAATGGACATCTTTTGTTGATATTGCAAAAAAGAACAAATGGGTAAATCTAACACAACTTCAAGAAAAATTAAAGCAATTGGAAGAACAATATGTTGAATCACGTATTTGGAATGTAGAATTGAATCGTTTAGAGCAAGAATCACAAGAACATTATCCATTTAATCCAGATTGCAGTGCGTGTCGTTCAAATCCACTCCATTTACGGTGTGAAAAAGCAAAAGAACAAATTCAACAGCTTCGCGAGAAAATAGATAACGCAGGAAATTTAGAAAAACGAATCAAGCAATATAAGAAAGCGATTGAAATGGTTTCGTACATTCAACAATTAAAACCACGTATGCAAAAATATGCAACACTTCAAGAAGAAGCTCTCTTATACAAAGATGAGGATGTTTCAGATAAATTAGATAAATATCGCGCTATTAAAAATAATTATAACTTTGATAGTAGCCATTTTGATCGGCTTAAAAATTTAACAAAAGAACAAACGGAACAACAAAGTCAATTGAAAAAATTACGCAAAAAAATAGCCCAAATGCAAACAGAGGAGGATTTGAAAGAAACGCTCCAATATTGGCAAGAAGCTGTGGATACATTAACATATGTCGTTCAACAAAAAACCTATATTGACAAAGAAACTAAAACATGGGAAAAATCAAAACAAGATTGGGAACAGCTTACAGAATGGAATCGTCAAATGGAACAATCCAACAAAGAACAACAAATTATCAAACAAAAGCTTGAACAAGCTCATGTAGAAGCCTATGCATATTGGAAACAGGCTGAATATCATTATCAAAGTGATACACTTCATAAAGATTATGAATCCTTAGATAAATTCTTATCCTCTGTGGATGAAAAAGAATCCCTCCGAACGGCTCTTCAAGCTGAACTCCAACAACAAAAAGCCTATATGGACTGGGAACAAAAACTCAAAACTCTCCAATATCAAATTGACTCCGTTGAATATTCTCTACATCATAAAGAATTAGAACATATTAAACAACAACTCGATGAAATCGAACAAAATGAAGCAATGCACCAGGCAATTGCTTGGTATCAATACAATGATGTTAAAATGACTCTTCAATCTCTTCAAGCCCGATGGGTTAAACTTAATAGTTTATTGGACCAATATAAACAATATCAAACTTATTCCACACAACAACAAAAATCGCAAGGATTATATGAATTGCTCTTAAAAGAATGGACGGAGCG